CATTCTATAAGAAGAGACAGTTAGTACAAAAGATTCTTCTAAACTCATTATATGGAGTATTAGGATTACCAGCATTCCGATTCTATGATGTAGATAACGCTACAGCAGTAACAACAACAGGTCAAACTGTGATTAAATCAACTGCTGATATGACTAACATCAAATATAATAAAGAGTTGGAAACACCTGATGCTGATTCTAACATCTATATTGATACGGATTCAGTATTCTTTTCAGCAGCTCCCTTAATGGATAAGAGAATTCCTAATTGGAGAGATAATAACCAAGAAACAATAGCTGGTTATGTGAATGATATAGCTGGTGAAGTGCAAGATTATCTAAATGATTTTTATGATATATTGGCTAAGAAAGTATTCAATATCGATAAACACCGATTTGAGATTAAGAAAGAATTTGTATCAAAGGCTGGTATTTGGATTGCTAAGAAAAGATATGCACAATGGATTATATCAGATAATGGTGTACCTGTTGATAAGTTAGATGTAAAAGGATTGGATGTTGTACGTTCATCATACCCAGCTGCATTTAGGGCTTTTATGAGTGAAGTACTTATTGAGATTCTAAGAGGTGATACTGAAGAACAACTTACTGATAAAATTCATAACTTTAAGAATGATTTGGTAAATATGGATGTTGTTAAGATAGCTAAAGCAGGAGCAGTTAAGAACTTAGCAAAGTACATGCCAAAGAAGAAAGACCAAACGGCAATGTTTCAGTTCGCTAGTGGTACTCCAGCGCACGTTAAAGCATCCATAGCTTATAATCAATTATTAAAGCATTGGAAATTAGATAAAACATACGCACCTTTAAGAGGTGGTGATAAAATTAAATGGGTTTACTTAAAACAAAATCCATTTGGGTTAGATGCGGTTGCATTAAATGGTTACGATGACCCTCCACAAATTATGGAATTAGTAACAACATATATTAACTATGATAAAATCTTTGAAAGAGAACTTTTAAAGAAATTGGAAGATTTCTATGGAGCTCTTAATTGGGGAGCAGTTTTATCATCAACAAAAACAGCAGAGAAGTTTTTCTCATTTTAAATAAAAAAATCAAAAAGTATTTGGTAGTATCAAATAAATTTTGTATATTTGTAAAACAAAAATAAATATTAAACACGTAATTATGGAAAAAGTAAAATTAGATGGTTTCATCAATCGATACAATCTCGGTGGAGAGGTTGAATCAGTAATGGTAAAGTCTGAAGGTTCTAATCTTTCGGTTAGAATGATTTCAGATGATAAAACTCTCTTAGGAGATGTAACAGTAACAGGTTCAGATTTCCCTGCCGGAGAATTTGGAATCTATACTACATCTCAGTTAAAGGGATTATTAAGTGTATTGGATAATACAATTGAAGTAGAAGAAGTAACTGGTGCATTAAAGTTCTCAGATAAAGGAACTAAAATGCAGTATATGTTAGCAGCACCATCAGTTATCCCAGCGGTACCTGATTTAAAGGCACTTCCTCCTTTCAATGTAGATATTACATTAGATAATGAGTTTGTAAACAAATTCATCAAATCTAAGGGAGCATTAGCAGATGCTGATACATTTACATTCACTTGTAAAGATGGTAAGGGAGAAATCATCTTAGGATATTCTTCAATTAACTCAAATAGAATTTCTATCTCAGTTGATTGTAAGTGTGAAGGAGATGTGAAACCAATCGCATTCTCAGCAAAATATCTAAAAGCTATCTTATTAGCAAACAAAGGTTCATCAACTTCATCTCTACAAATTTCTTCGCAGGGATTATCTAAGGTTGCATTTACCGAAGGAGAGTATGTATCAAATTACTATTTGGTAGAGATTAAGTAATAACTATTAAAACGAATCTAACTATGAGCTTTTGGGATACCGAACCAGCAAAACCTGAATTTGTATTTGAAGATGAGAAAAGAAAACTCATTGAAAATATGGACTACCTTATGACAATGAGTGTAGAAGAACAAACCTTATACAAAAAATGGGTTGAGTTGCAAGAGGACTCTATGATTAGAGATAAATCTCAAATGGCTACACTTTACGATTTCCAGTGGAGACCAACTGATATCAACAATAAGGAACTAACTATTAAAGAAATTGAAGCGTTAGAACCTTATGTTGAAATCGTTGAAGATGATGCATCCGCATCTACCAAATGGACATATCTTCGTAGAATGATTCATACTATGAGTTGGACAGCAAATCCTGGTCGTAATGTGAAAATCTTTATCAAAGATAAGACAAGTGGTAAATTATTAGGACTAGTATCATTAGCATCCGATGTTACTTCAATGAAAGTAAGAGATGATTATATCGGTTGGAAAAAAGAGAATAAGTTCCAAGAGGGTAAGTTAAACTACACCACTATCGCTTCCACTATTGTTTGTACCCAGCCACTCGGTTATAACTTTTTAGGTGGTAAATTAACCGCTATGATGACCACTGTTCCTGAAGTAAGGGAATTTTGGAAAAGAAAGTATGGACAAACATTGATAGGTGTTGGTACAACTTCCCTCTACGGAATCCATTCACAATATAATGGTATTCCTCACTTTAAAACGTTAGGTGAATCAGCTGGTAAGATATCGTTAAAACCCGATGATGAGTTCTATGAACCTTGGCATCAATGGATTAAGGAGAATCGTTCTGAGTGGTATGAGAAAGCTATTACTAACGAAAGAATCAGAAATGGTAAATCTATGGGAACTGGTAAGGGTGCTAGTGGACCTGTAAGTGGTATCAAACAAAAGATTCTTGGACAGATATTCAAAGAATGTGGTATCAAACAATCAGAGTATCATCATGGTTTTAAAAGAGGTGTATATCTCGCTATGATGTATGAGAATGGACCTGAGTTCTTACGTTCAGAGATTGAAGAAAGTGAATTGAAAATGAAGAAGAAGTTTGAAGATGGTATTCCATATATCAATAATTGGTGGAAAAGACAAGCAATCAAACGATATTCAAAGTTACATGATGCTGGTAAATTGAAGCCTGACCATTTATACTATTTAGATGGTATTGGTGTGAGTTGGGAAGATTTTAAAGCTCAACGATTAAGTGAAGTAGGTAGATAATAAATAAAAATAATAAATGGCATTTTTTGAACAAAATATAGAAGAAAAAGTAGATAACTCACTTTGGGTGGAATCGTATCGCCCGACAAAGTTGGTTGATTATGTAGGTAACGCACACCTAAAATCCAAAATAGAAGGTTACTTAGAAAGTGGTGATGTACCTCACTTACTATTGCATGGTAAAGCAGGTACTGGTAAAACTACATTAGCAAAGTTAATCGTAAAATCGGTTGATTGTGATTATATGGTAATTAACGCATCTGATGAGAACAACGTAGATACAGTTCGTAATAAGGTAAAGAACTTTGCATCTTCAATGGGATTCAAAAAGTGGAAGATTATTATTTTGGATGAGTTTGATTATATGTCTCCAAATGCACAAGCTATTCTTCGTAACTTAATGGAAACATTCTCACAACATTGTAGATTTATCTTAACTTGTAATTATGTTGAAAAGGTAATTGACCCTATCCAAAGTAGATGTCAATCATTCCAAATAGTACCTCCAACTAAAAAAGATGTTGCAGTTCAAATCTCAAAGATTTTGGGAGCTGAGGGTATTACATTTGAACCAAAGGATTTAGTTCCTATTATAGATGCTGGATATCCTGATATTCGTAAGATTATCAATACCTGTCAATTAAACTCTAATAAAGGTAAATTACAAGTAGATACTCAGAACTTATTGGAGAATGATTACAAAATGAAAGTATTAGATATCTTAAAATCATCTGATGATAAGAGAAACAAATACACTAAGATGAGACAAGCTATTATAGATAGTAGAGTAACTGATTTTACTGATTTATACACTATGTTATATGATAAGGTGGATGAATACGCAAGTAATGGTACAGCTAATGTAATTATAGCTATTTCAGAAGGACAGAGAACACATTTCCAATCAATTGATAAAGAAATACCAACAGCAGCAACATTAATACAAATATTAAATCTAATATAATGGCTACAAAAGTAATAGGAATGAATGGTGGGAAACCACAAAAACCAAAAGTAGGTGAACAACCTACTACATCAGCAGGACAACCTCAAATTGATTTAGGTAAATCAAAACCAATCGTATGTGCACATTGTGGTGATGATGTATTCGTAACTGCTGGTAAGTTTCGTAAGATATCAAAGTTAATAACTGGTACAGCGCAAGATGTAGTAGTTCCCATTGATGTTATGTTATGTGCAAATTGTGGACAAGTATGTGAAGAGTTAATGCCTGAACAATTGAAAGCATTAATCCAAATGGATAAAAATAAAGCTGAGAAAGAGTAATGGCTGCAGGATTATTCGACCATATTAAACAAATAACCAACGTTCAGAATCCCAAATATTGGGATACGTTGGAAGATGCTGATAAGAAAACTTGGAGTAACTATATGGTACTTCGTTTTCTATCTATGAAATATGAGTGGGTAGAAACCATAGCAACCTTACAACCACATATTCAAGAAATACCACCAAAAGCAATGTACCTTTGTTTAATTGATTTACTTCCAAAAGGTAGACACTTTATGAAGTATATGAAACCAAAGGGTGCTGATAAGTATGAGGGTTGGTTAGTAGAATTGGTAGCTAATCACTATGAAGTTTCTAAGTTGGAAGCTGAGAGTTATTTAAAGATATTATATAACTCCAAAAGTGGTAAAGAACGTATCCTTCAGATATCTGAAGATTATGGTACTGACCCTAAGATTATTAAAAAACTAAAAATAAAAGTATAAATTATGACAAATACCCAAAAAGTAAAAGATATGGTTTCTATTATTATGGAAACATCTGATTTAGAAACAGCCAAAGCAACTATGGGTCCGGTATTATCTGCTGAATTACCATTTACAACTAAAGTTACCTTTACTGGTAATGTTGCCAACATATACGTTGAAGAGGGAACATCGGGTGGTCAATGGGGTGGTGATATGAATCTAATCACTGTTGATTTATCATAACAAATATAAAATATAACAAATTGAAGAAAAGTGAAATTGCATTTGGTAGTTTCACTTTTTTTTCGTATATTTGTGTAACAAACAAAGATAATTATGGCAAGAGTAAGTTTTTCACAATATTCAACATATTCAGCATGTCCTCAGCAATATAAGTTGAGATACATCGATAGGTTAGGGGAATCATCCGCTAATATTTATACAATCTTTGGTACTTCTATCCATGAGACAATCCAACATTTCCTTTCGGTAATGTATGGTGTTTCTAAGAAACAAGCAATGGAAATAGATACTGATAAATTGTTGTTGGAATGGATGAGAAAGGAATACACAAAAGAAACTGAGAAACTATCCGAAGGAATTATATGTACTCAATTAGAGTTAGAAGAGTTCTATGGGGATGGTAGAAGAATCTTAGAGTGGTTTAAAAAGAAGTTGGATAAGTTCTATACAAAGAGTGGATTCGAATTAGTAGGAATTGAAATTCCACTAAATGCAAAAGTAAAAGAGGGTGTAAGTTTTATAGGCTTCATTGATGTGGTAATGAGAGATTTATCGGATAATTCAATTATTATTATTGATTTAAAAACATCAACAATGGGGTGGAACAAATACGCTAAAGCTGATAAGTTTAAAAACGCTCAAATTGTTCTATATAAAAAGTACTATTCTGAATTATTCAATATTCCATTAGATAAGATTAAAGTGGAGTATCAGATTATGAGAAGAAAACTTTATGAAGATGCACCATTCCCAATTCCTTATATGTCAAAACATATTCCAGCAAATGGTAAACCAACTGTAAACAAAATTTACAATGAGTTTATTAACTTTGTAGATGATGTATTTGATGATGAGGGAAAATTCAACGTAAGAGAATATCCAAAACAGCCAGGTGATAGGCAAAAGAATTGTAG